TGCCACTTTCTGTAATGTCTTTTGTATATAAACATTTTACTGACCATGTATATGTATTCGCCATTTTTTACTCCTTAATCTGACGTTGGGGCTGATCCCGTTATTGTGCCATTATTTTGTGAAGTTATAGTAACGCCTGATGCTCTTTCCCATGCTCCTCCAGCCGCACCTACAGATCCTGCCGAACCTCCAGCTGATCCAGATGCTGTAGAGCTTGTACCAGTTTGACCCGCTGAGCCACTACTTCCAGCAGTGCCATAAGCACCACCACTAGCTCCTGCTCCACCATCTCCACCATCTCCAGCTGATCCAGTAGAACCAGATGATCCAGATGCACCAGAATCAGCACCAGGTTGATTGTTAAAACCTCTACCTAATCCTCCAGCACCACCAGCACCACCTGCGTGTCCAGCAGTTTGTGTCTGTTGTGACTGAGGATATGTTCTGTACCATAACCAAAATTGTGCACCACCATGTGGAGATCCTTGATCTTGTGGACCTCTTACATAAGTGTATTGACCTATGGTGTGTTGAGAAAAAGGAGTAGGTTGACTATAATTGTCACTTTCAGATCCTGGAAAATATCTACCTGGACCTATTCCAGAAAAGCCCATCGTATTTTGACCTTGTGTACTCCTCCATCTTGAATCGTCAAAAGCTTGTACATGAGACATTGGACCTTGTTGAGCGGTTGTCTGTTGTTGTTGTTGCAAAGCACCACCTGCTCCGCCTCCTCCACCTCCAGCTCCGCCTCCTCCTCCACCGAGGATAGAGCCGTTATTAACTATTGTAGCAGGTACATGAAATTTTAAAGCATCCCCACCAGCACTTCCATTTCCACCAGTGCCACCATTAGCACTTCCAGCAGAACCGCCC